CCATTTCTTCGTTTAACTAATTGTTCTTGAACATTGGCATAATCTTCAGCCAGTCGGTTTCTTGCTTGCTGTAGTGCTACTTCATCTTCACTTTTACCAACCAAACTGGTTTCTAAATTGATACGATTGATGTTATAATTTTGTTGCTTTTCATATTCTTTTGTAATGTCTTTTATCGCGGCCAGTGCTCGCTGTCTATCTGTAGTATCTACTTCTCTCACTGGTTGATTGGTGATCGCCGTAGTGCCTTGAACGCCCGCTCCTGTGGCAACTGCTACTCCTTCTCCTGGCACAGCCTGTGGATATAAACTGGCATCACCACGACCTCCACCTATTTTTTTAGCATAAGCAGCAGTCTTTTCTACTTCTTCGCGGCTTTTACGAGCAAGTTCTACGATGCGATTTAAGCCTGCTCCTAATCCTACATCTTCCAGTTTAGTGCCAAATATTTTATTGATTCCCTGCGGAATTAGATCTAACAAGCCCAATAAATCCGCAATCATAGATCCTGCGGCTTCAATAGCACGAGCAAAGGCATTACTTATAACGCTGCCAAAATCATCAAATAATTTACTGGCTGTAAATATGCCGGCACCCAATGCTGCCACTGCTACAGCAACTCCTCGCAAACCAACCATTAGTGTGCCAGTGGCAGCAAATAATCCTCCCATAGCACTACCGGCTACACGAGTGCCATCTGCTAATACTCTAACGCTTCTACCAAATCCGGTTATAACGCTGACAGCACGGCCCACTTGGCCTATAAATGTCACTAATGCTAAAGCACCACCCACAGCAAATGTTATAGCAATTACGGTTGCCAAGCCTTTTAGGGCATTGACCAATGTTTCTACTTGTTGTTTGTTATCTTGTAATGACCGGGTAAATGTCAATAAGTCACTGGCAGGTTTAGCAAATGCTTCTAAAAATGCGATCTTTAAGTTTTTAGCACTTTCTTCAAGTTGGCCTTGAACTTCGGCAGCACGAGCAATTGATGCTGCGTATTTGTCACCTTCACCTTGGGTTTTTATCAGTGTGTTTAGTAAGTTTTCAGCATCAACCGTTCTAAAACTCTTACCGAATATTGCTACCATTTTAGCACTGCGAGCCGCAGCATCTTCTATTTTTACAATGCCTTGTAGTGTTTTAATTAGTAGATCTTGCTCACTTAAACTACCTAAATCTTTAAGGCTGACGCCTAAATCAATAAAGGAATTCTGTGCTTTTATACTGCCTTGTGCTGCTTCATCTACTTGCTGAAATAGTTTTGTTATGGCTTCTGCTGCTTTATCAGGTTCTCCACCAGCCTTTTGTAAAGCACTGCTGAATTCTAATAAGCGACCAGTGGCAATACCTGTAGCATCCGATAAGTCTTGTAATTGATCAGCAAATGCTATAGCACTGCGGCCCAGTGCTGATAATGCCAGGCCTGCCAGTGCTGTTCTTAGTCCTACGACTTTGTTTCTAATATTTTCTATACTGACGCCTAAACGACCAAAGCCGCCACCAGCATTACCAATATTACTATCAGCACTGCGAGCAAAATCTCGTGTGGCATTTTCAGCATTTCGGATATCTCTAATATATTGTTTGTTATCTACTTCTAATACAACTTTGATATTGCTGGCCATTATAGTTTCTCCAATCTGCGTTTAACTTCTTCTTGAATCCACTGCTCTGTTGGACCAGTCATTCCCTGGGGGCGTTGCCGGCTATAACCTTCATCTAATCGCTGACTATAAGGATAGTCGGCGACAATCTTGTTGCCCTGTAATTGTGTGCTACGGCGAGCGTTGCCAGTGCGATAAGCAGTGTTGGCTTGAAAGACTTTTAGTGCTTCTGCTGGCAAGTCATCAAACAATCGTTCTAACTTCGTCTGCTGTTGATTATATGATTTCAAATCTACTTTAGCCATTTAAGATCTCCTTTAACTCCTCTTGCGAATACTGCTTGTTTAGCGTCTCAACATTGACATTACCATTGTTCTGTGCTCGTTCCTGTATAAGGTTTCTATAAGTTATAGCAGCGTCGCATATGAACAGATCAAATGTAGAGGCTTTACGAATAACTTCACTGGGAAGCATTCCGTATCTTTCTGCTAAAGTATCAATCATCATAATCATACTATTCTCTACACTATGCTCCAGGATCTGTTCCTGTGTCACTTTCCCAGTCGCTCAACCGTTGCTGTTATAACTGCCAGCATTATGTCATTGGGCAAGACTTGTTCGCCGTGTAATACAGGATCACCGTGTTCGTCTAATACTAAGTCTTTGATTAGGCGAATTAGTTCGCCATAATTTTCTTGATTGGCTGTGGCCATTTTGATAAACTGATCAATGGGTTGGCGATCCCTGATCCAAAACTCAAGTTCGTCTCCATAGCGTTCTACTATGGCAGTGTCAGTTAGTGTTATTTTTACAAGTTGCGGCTCTTTAGCCAGTTGTGTTAGTTTCAATCCCATCTTGTTCTATCCTATCCTTTAAGTGATGTATTGCCGTTAGTAAGAATCTTAAACGAGCATCTGCTTGATCAAGGTCTTTACGAGCACACCTCAGTTCCGCAATGGACTTGGCTGCTTCGGCTTCCATACTACGCAATATATCTTCTATACTAATATTATCAAATATCATATCTGTCCTCCTGGGACACTTATATTTAGTGTATAAAAATAGGGCCCTATTATAGGCCCTACCCTATACCTGTCATTCCCTACGCTGATCAGGCAGTTGTTGCTTTAGTGTAATCGCCATTTACTTCCACGGTGATAGGCGATACAAAGATCGGACTATCTGCTGAAGTTGTTGGGGCTAACGCACTAATGAATCCCTGACCCATTAGCACAGCATTACCTGCTGTAGCACCTGATGGAGCGATCATAAAGACCACTTGTGTTCTGCTATTACTTAGACCAAAGATCCCGACACCTGCTGCGGTAGTTCCTGAACCTGTTCCAAAAAATGTTGTTGGATCAAGAACGAAATTTCCACTTAGTGTGTTAGTAGCATTAGTTGTAATAACATTTTCACCTGATTGGTCCAGCGTTTTAAATCTAAAACTGCCGTTGCTGTTGTTGATAGTAATGTCTTGTAAGCCTGGCACTTCTAATACACCACTTACTTTGGTGATCGCACCTGTAGTGGCATCAACAGCACTATAAAAGTCACTGGTTGATAGGCTTGCGTGTGCGGTTTCATCATATACAGCAATCAGGAGTTTAACACGATTTTTTTGTGTTGAAGCATTGATATATGCCATATCTGTTCCTTATAAAGTATAAAACACATATTCAAAACTATAGATTAAAACATCATCTACGATTTCGGTTGTGTAGTTGAATTCACTTCTAAATGAATTCGTTATTGACGCATTGGTTCTGGCATTGGCCAAAACGGTTAAAGTATTGTTGAGATCAGCATTTCGTTGTTTAGCATCAACGGCAAGGTAAGCATTTACACGGGTAATATTTTGATTGATGTCAGTGGCGTCCAATGTTGCCACCAATTCTTCCTGTGTTATAACAGGTTCTGCCAAATATATTACACGCATATTTTTCAGATACAAACTTTGACCACCATCCTCAAATGGCAATTGATCACTTACCGTTATGGTGCCTGACAATTGTTGTTTTAAGTAAGTGATTAGTGGTGTTCTCATTATCTTACCCTTACCAATTTTAGACGAGTGGGTTCGCGTTCTGATGTTTGTATGACACCATCCTGGCTGAAATCATACCAGGAACCATCTTCTATAAGTTCTCGCCATAAATCATCATAGCGTTCTTTATATAAAGCCATCTTACGAACTTCACTGCTATCAGGATTGCCAAAGTCAGCATACTTGGGGTAGATATATTCTTGTAGTGCGAAATACACACAGAGATCAGTCCAGTCTTGGCGGCGGCCTAAAATGAACTTGCCATTGACATCAGGTAATAACCGTTTGTCATTGTTTAACGCTGTGTTTCTACTAAAGTTATAATCTGCCCACCACGATGAAGCCCGTATGCGGCTTAGTATGCGTTGGCTGGCTAATTCTAATAGTTGTTCCACGGTGTCTTCGGTGAGTCCTTCATTGGTGCTAAAGAAACGAGAGTCCAATTGGACAACATCACTATATTCAGCGAAACTTCTAAATATCCCACCTGTTATAATAAATGCCATTTGGACTTCTCCTTGTTTGCCAATTACTCAATACTTGAATCAAAATGAAGTTGAACGCCATAGCCATCATAAACTTCACCAACAGCATAAACTGCTGTGGCTACTACTTCTGTGGCACGCATACTTGCGTCGCGTTGTAGTTCAATCTTGATATCGCTCATTAGTGCGAGACCAAGTGCGTCTCTATGGAACAGGCCGCATCTGTAGTCGCCAGCAGTGCCAGTGTTGGCAATATTGGCTGTTTCGAACACAGGAACACCTGCTATCATTCCAACATAGCCCATTGTCATTGCTTCGTTTTGTAAAATGCCGGCATTGGGGTTAGCAAATGTGTTTGTCATATTTGCTTTTAAGTCATAGGCCACCGTGGGTGATAGCACACAATAAAGATTACTTGCGGGAACACCTGCGGCACGCAGTTTAGCAACTGCTTTGAAAATGTCTGCTGCTGACAAGTTGCCAGTGCCGTCACCTAATGTGTGTGTGCTAAAGCCACTAAACAATGCTGTTAGGTCTCGGTCAAGTTTGGCAGCAATTGCTGTTCCAAATAATTGACCAAGATCTGCGATAACATTGCTGCTGGCAGTGCTAACAGCCATATCTGTCACGGTGGTCATAATACCAACTTCACCCACGGTCAGTGTGGCACCGTCTGTGCTAACTGCTGTATTGGTCAAGTCAGTGCCTTCTGCCACTGAACTGGCAGTTTGAACTGGGTAGCGTGGAACAACGATTGATTTTCCGCTACCTGCTGGTAAAGTATAGTTCTTTACCAAATTACGCATAATGCTTTGTTCTGAGGAAATAAACATCGCCTCCGAAATTATGAGTGGTAATAAATCATTTAACGATGAACTTGTGGTTTCATTTGCCATTGCTATTTTCCTTTATCTTGCTATGCCATTTGCTTTACGATATTCTCTATATAAAGCACGGTCATCAGGATTGTTCATATTCAAGCGATTGACATCTATCTTACCCGTAGAGCCCGGCAAGACACTGCTTTTTGTAGCGGTGGTGCTGACGGTGGGTTGTAAGAAATGTGGATTTTGTTGTAAGAATTCTTGAACTAAATCATCTACACCACGAGGGCGACCTTGATCGTTATACCATACATCACCGTTGGTGTTTAGCACTTCTACATCGCCATCACTATTGAGCCTTACACGGTTGCGTATAAGACTGCGAACTTGATCGGGATTTACGGCACGCATACGAGCAGCGGCATCCATTATGGGTGTTTCTAATTTATATGCTTCAACTTGACTACGCAGTCGCTGAATTTCACTATCCTTTTTTGAGGATACTTCCTGTATCACTCGTTCAAACTCCCCTTTGCGAACAGCAGCGTCGGTTTCACGCTTGCGGTGTTGATTGACGATTTCCCTTAGTTCATCGGGATCTCCAAGATCTTCATACTTCTGTGCCACACGCTTTTGTATAGCACCTTTGGCACGAGCAATCATATCATCAACTTCGCGTTGGGTATAAGTTTTATCAGCCTGACTGGTAGTTGTATCAGAGTTGTCAGTGGCCTCTGTTGTCGCCAATGTATTGTCTGACATTGTGGCATCGCCTCCTTTAGAGTTATTCATTATATTAGTTGCTGTCTTCTAAATCACTGGCACCGTCAGTGCCAATTTGTGATATCGCTGAGTCAATATTGACTAATTCAAGTAGTTCCTGTTCTATAGCCTGTCTTGCTTG